AGGCCAGAAGAAACATATCGATTTGGATGACCTGAATGCGGAGTTCCCCCTGTTAGCTCGAATCCCGAAAAGGCGCGCTACGGTTATTAATGCGCTGGTAATGTATCAGGAAAAGCGACACGGGGCAGAGCTTGATGTTGGTGTGGCCTTTGACAAGCTTAAAAACGGTAAGTACAAACCGCCAAGACAAAGCGGAGTTATCGATGCGCCAGCCTATCAGGAGCAAAACATCCAGGACGTGAACGCCGAGTTGTCCCACAACGCCGATATAAAAACGAGGTTGAAATAGATGTTTTATGACATTGATACCGTGCGCTACGTGTTCGAGCATTACACCACGCTGTCCCACGGCAAATGGCCTGACCCGAAAAACAACGATGACGCCGGTATCAGGCAGAAGGGAGGCACTTTCCACGCCCCGTATGAAGACCCCTGCCTGTTTTGTGGAGAGATAGGCCGCCGCGTCAAACAATGCGGATCGGATGGTCTGACGGTGGAAATCATCTACGGCATGCTGCTGGGGGTGGCGTGGGGCGTAGACCTCTACTGCGATATGTACCACCACAATCGGGATGATGTCTACCGGCGCATTAACCGTGTTGCCTGGTACTGCACGGACGGGGAATGGAGCAAGCGCCTGCCGTATGATGAGTGGAAATCAAACACCCGGAATAAAAGGTTCAGGCGGGGATAAACGAGAACGCGGGACTGGACTTGCCCCGCGTAAGAGGACGATATTAAATTCCACGGTGGGCTACTCGTCGCCGCGCGGTATCAGGTTAATCAGCCGCTCATCGAGAGATTCCGCGTACAGTCTGGCGATGGTATCAGGGTTGGCGATATGGTATCGAGTGCCGATACATCCGTGAGTCTGCCGGTTTTCCCATATCGAGTACGTCTCCAAAATAACCCGCTTGGATTTTGGCATGAGGTAGACCTGCTCCAAACTCACACCGGTAGCCCATGAGCCCTGTCTGACGCTGATATCCAGCTTAATCATGCTGGCCAGGTTGTAGCGGCGGGTCACGCCGTCCTCGTCCGTGAGTGTAATCCATTTGTTCCCGATTTTGTTAACCATAATTTCTCCTTTTTTATTCTAGATTTCATCTGCGTTCCGGATGCGCAGCCCCCGCTATATTTTTATTTATCGTCATAAACCTCGCGTATTCCGTCTCCGAAATTACCACCACCCAGGTAAGAGCCGGATATCGGGGATTTTATTCCGAGGCACTTATTACATTTCCATGTCCCCTCGCTAGCAATACTCTCTATAATACCAGCGCGAGCGGCGGGGTCAGAACTGTAGCCCTCATAACGGAATGTTTGTTCGTGCCCGCAATCCATTTTTATAGTTGTTTCGGCGTTATACCAGAGTCCATATATTCCATGATTTTCGGTGTCGATTTTGATTTCCATTTCCATTTCCTGTGTCATTTTTCTTTCCCTCCTGTTTATTTACTATACCCTCATTATAGAGCCTGTAATTGCAGTTGTCAATATGTAAAGAGCAATAAAGTATAAAGATTTCATAAAGGATTTATAAAGAAAACATAAAGAAATATTATGTCATGGTAAAACTATTGCCAATCTCTCGGAAACAAACGGCTCCCTCGGAGACAACGCCCCCCGTATTTTTTAAATAGAGTACGTAGCGTTTTTGTTTCTTTTGATAATTTTGACACACCTTGCGCCAAAATAATTCTTGACATGAGGCTAAAATGGGTTTACAATAACTGAAAGATAATCATTTGTCCATCAATCAAAGCCTCGGTTCGCCGGGGCTTTTTCTATTCTCCCCCACGGGAGGCGCATCATGGATTACTGCATCCTCGGCATAGTCACCGTCAAGTTTATCTGTTTCATCCTCACCAGTGCCATCGTGGCGTTACTGGCGGGCTATCCAATTATAGAGTGGATAAAGCGTAACGGTTACAAAACAAAATACACTCTCCCCTTTCCCCCCTTAGGAAAAGAGAAAGAAAAATCCCCTTAACAACCCCTTATAAAGAAAGAGAAAAGGTTAACCCCCTTTACCTCTCTCTCACTTACTTATATGGAGGGGCAAAAACAGATAACATTATGTTGACTCAAAAACGGGAAAAATTTACACGTAATCTATTTGAGGGTATGTCTCAACGTGAGGCGTACCGCAATAGTTTTAACGCCTCTCGTATGATTCCTGCAACAATTGACCAGCGGGCGTACGAGCTGGCAAAAAACAGTGAAGTTCAGGCTAGGCTTGCCGAACTGCGCCAAAAAGCCGAGGACGCTTCAGTGTCCACAGTCTTAGAGCGCAAGAAAATACTTACCCAGATACAACGGGCTACCGTGGCCGACTTCGTGGACGAGTACGGCAACCTGGATATAGACAGCAAAGCCAAGCTAAAAACATCGGCGGTTGCAGAGGTACGCACGGAGAAAACATTGACCGGCTTACGCACCACATTGAAACTGCGCGACCCGGTGAGCGCGATATCCGAACACAACAAAATGGAGAAAATCTATTCTGACGCGCCGGTGGTCAACAACGACAACAGGTCAATCAATATCATCGTCCGCAGCTCCGATGCTGCCGGATTAACGGAGCGTATTAGTGAGCGAACCCGCAGTACTGACCTTCAAAACCAGTAGGGTATATGAGGACATCATCCGGGCATGGGTAGGCAACCAGCGCCGGATACTATTAGAGGGCGGCACATGGTCAACTAAAACATACTCCGCTATCCAGGCGTTAATCCTGATAGCCATGAAATCCGAAACGCCCCTGATTATCTCCTGCTGTTCGGAGTCCATGCCGCACATGAAACGCGGCGTTATCCGTGACTTTTTCAATATCCTGGGCGAGTCGCAAGACAATAACCCGTATTGGAGCAAAACAGAGTTTACCTATTCCCGGCCTGATTGGAAGGGGTCAATAGAGTTTTTCGGCGCTGACACTCCCGCTAAGATGCACGGCGGCAGGCGCGATATCCTTTACGTCAATGAGGCAAATAACATAGGGTGGGAAATCGTCCGGCAAGCCGATATCCGTACCCGCTTGTTTACTATCCTTGACTGGAACCCCACGGCTGAATTCTGGGCACATGAGTTCTGGCTGGACCAGCCGGGGAATAGTTACTCTCATTCAACCTATGAACAGGCGGTGGAGATAGGCGTTCTGCCGGAACAGGTGAGGGTAGACATTGAAAGCTACCGTGATAAAGACCCGAACTTTTGGAATGTGTACGGCCTCGGCCTGGTGGGAAAAATCGAGGGGCTTGTTCACCCGAACTTTGAGCAAGTGGATGAACTACCCCAGGGTTTTACCGTTTACGGGCTGGACTTCGGATACAGCACCGACCCGTCCGTGCTGACACAAAATGTCATTATCGGGGATAAACTTTATTCCCATGAGGTATTTCGAGCGTCCGGCCTGACTAACCAGCAGATAGCCAACAAAATGGAACTGGCGCAGATAGACCGCACGACTCCCATATACGCCGACCCTAACGAACCAAAGAGCATCGAAGAGATACGGCAGCGTGGTTTCAACATCATGGAAGCTGCCAAGGGGCCGGGGAGCGTGGAGTTCGGTATCCAGCGCGTCAACCAGTTTTACCAATACTGGACTAAGGACTCCGTGGACTGCATCAAAGAGCAGCGCAATCACAGGTACATCAAGCGGATTATCCAGGGGAAAGAGCAATTTACCAGCGACACTACACATCAGTGGTCGCACGGGATGGACAGCCGCAGATATCCGGTTGCTTCATTCAGGAAGGTACTTAGTACTTCCGCCGATGTTCAGGATGTCAGGCCGAGCCGCCATCAGGTTACCGATAGGGCATTACATCTAGATAACGATAGCTCCGTAGTCAGTTACAGGAGACGATAAATGGCTAAGACCAAGAAAAAGGACAAGACGAAGAAGGAATATACCGCCGAAGAGATTATCAAACTGGTAGATACCAAGCAGTCCAGCCAGGCTTTCAATGACATGATTACCCAGTTTGAAACCGACTTTGACCTGTTCGCCCTGAAAGAATACGAGGCGGAAGTAGACCATCAGGCTTATACATCACCGGCACCACGAAACGATTTTATGAAGGTGTTTTCCGGTATCAACAAAGCAGATTTAACCTGGCATATCATGGTGCCGGAGGATGCCCCTGAAGAAGAACGGGCGGCCGCGAACAAGGGTGAGGCTTTACTGACGGGCATTATCGACCTGGCAGACAGGCAGTTAAGGAAAACAGGAGAGCCGTCACTGCGGGAGGGTATTGGATGGTACGGCAGTTGCCGCGGTGTTGCCGGTTTAAAGTGCCTTGTCTACACCAATGAGGATAAAAAGACCGTCTTTGACATCCGGCCTGCTGATGCTCTCCACCTGACATGGGAGAAGGGCGCAGACGGGCTTGTATGGTGGAATTATTCCTACAACATTTCAAAAGAAGAAGCTCTCCAAAGGTATGATATTGAGTTAGAGGGTGACTCCGGTGTTATTTTAGATTTCTTCACCACCAAGATAAACGCAGTGGTATTAAAAGAGGGCAGCCTAGAAACGGCAAGCGGACAGTTTGTTAAAGAACCTACGCCGCATAATTTAGACCACATACCCGCGGGTGTGTTCTTTGCCGGTGGTATGCCCACGGTTTACAGCAAGGACGGTACGCAAGAGCTAAAGTACCGGGCGCAGTCGGTTTATAATGCTTCCCGGAATGTCTATGAGCCGCGCAATAAGCAGGTGTCCTTTATCATGGACACGGCGGAGAAAAGCGTCGCCGGGACTCTGAAATATACTACCAAAGAAGGGAAGAAGGAAATCAAGGGCGACCCATTCGGCAGTTACAAAGTTGTTAATTTGGCCGAAGGGGAAACCCTCGAAGCCCTCGACCCGCCGAGTGTCCCGGCTGAATCCGGCGTCATCCTCTCTATTCTTGACAGGGACAAGCAGGAAAGCACCGTCCCGTACCCGATAGGCTACGGCATTGACCCCGGCGGTCATTCCGGCGCCGCTCTCTCCATGATGAACGACAATATGCGCTCGATTTACAGCCCTTTCACCGGCATGGTAGCGCAGGCGTTTCAGTGGTTGTGTGAGGAAATCCTGTCACAGTACAAATCCAAAGGGCAGAAGATGAAACTGTCCGGCTTCGACCCGAACGGCAAATTCTACTCACAGGAATTTGACCCGGCAGAGATTCAGGACGATTGGTACATTCAGGTTAAATGTGAACCCAAGCTCCCGCGTGACGAAGCGGGTGAGCTTCAGATGGCTTTGGCTGCCACAAGTCCCAGGGCGGACGGCACGCCGTTACTGTCAGACCTTACAGCTTACGAGCGCATCATCAAGATACAGAACCCCGAAGCGGAAACACAGCGCATCAAAGACCAGAAAATCAAGCGGATGATAGAGAATAATCCCGTCATCCAGATACGGCGGCTGGCTCTCGAAATGCAGCAGAGCGGCGACCCCGCCGACCAGCAGTTAGCGCAAGAACTACTCGCCACGATACCGGCACCCGGCGGGCAAGCAGGCGGACAACAAACGGCAGGGACGACCACAGGCGCACCAGCACCCGTTCAAGGGCAATCGCAGGCGGGCGGGCAGCAGATACCGGCTGAAGTACAACAGCAGTTACAACAGGTAGCACAGCAGCTTGGCATAACGGCGGAAGAAGTTGCGCAGATGAAACCGGAAGAAGTACGGGCGGCATTAGCCACCTTAAGGCGATAAACACTCAACGGAGGTAATTAAAATGGCTTTAGATTTTGCGGAAAGAACAGAACGTGCGGCAGAATTAATACAACAAGGGGTAGCCCCGTACACGGCGTACCAAATTGCAACCGCCGAGCAAACAGGCGGGAATATAATGCAGGACGCAGCAACCGGATATACTCAATATCTCCCTTCGACTCCGATGTATTCTGATTGGACAATGCCCTCCGGTTATTCTAATGTGGGGCTTAATCCCGCAGGTGGGGGGTACTTAAATCAAAGCAGTAACTCATTGTGGGGTGTAGGACATGGCGTTGATGCGGGACAGGTACAGTGTCCTTATGGGGACGGGTATTATAACCCCGCTGACTTACCGGCTCATTATGCTTTGGCTCACCCTGGACAGACTGCACCGACAACCGGTACTACCACGACTCCCACGACAGGAACAGGGACAACGGGGACGGGGGCTACGGGGACAAATACGACCATTTTTGCCGAGGCCGACCCTGCCGCTTACTGGATGAATAAGCTTGGATTATCCGCAGTTGGTGGTTCACCTGTCAACAAGTGGAAAATGAACCAGTTTGCGCCTGCCTATTCAACATGGCTGGGGGGTTCAGCTTTGGGTGCATCCGGTGGGACTGATTACGGACTTGGTGCCTCATTTGCGGATTATTCCGGCGTGGGTGATTATCTCGGTTCAAGACAGCAAGCGGCCAATGTTTTACGCGGTGCTGGCGCCCTCGGTTCTGAAGGACAGGGGCTATTCAGGACTGGTATAACTGATACAGAACTTGACCAACTGATAAAATCTGCGCTGTCATCGAAATACGCTGCGCCGGTAGCGTCACGGCTTGGTGAAGCACGGCGAGACCTTGAAACACAATATTCCGCTGAGACTCAAGGGCAGGGAGATACATTCCTTTCATACCTTTTAAGTAAATTCAGGCTTTAAGGACGTAGTGTTTCTAAATCTGAGACTCTATCAGCTAAAGACATACCGTCACGAATGCGGCGGCCATCACTCGTATATCTTATACCCAATTCACGTTCAAGTATAGAGACTTTAGATTCTATTTTACTTATCCTGTCCTCTAAAGTGTTATCCGTCCCGGCTCTTACCGTCCCGCAGGCAGATACAGATAAAATCATCAGAAGCATACCGATTAACACCAGCTTTTTCATAATGAACCTCCGTTAAATAAGTAACTCTCATTATACACCCTTAAAACAAGAGGTGAGAACTATGGCTATAAATTACGCTGATAATCCGTGGAGCGCATGGTTGGAAGAGGAACCACAGGCTCTCTATAACGCCCTTCTTCCCAGGGATTCAACGACACCCTTTGCCGATTACTACCGTTCGCTTTACAGCGATACATACGGCAATTATATGGGCAAGCTCGGTCAGATGGGTCTGGCCGGCCAGGACCCGACTTTATCATTTTATGAGTATTTGCAATCACAGAACCCCCTCAAGGCATGGCAGTTACTTAGCCCGTCACAGCGCGGGGAGAAAACAGCCCGCAGCCTGGCCTGGAATGTGAGACTTTAACCGGAGAAAACATGCCGACAACCAACAATGTCTATGCTGATATAGCCCTTGACTTCCGCGATACTAACAGGGCGCTTATTTCCGGCTTAACCTCAACACGCCCACAGAAACAGGGTACGCCGTTCCTTGACTATCAGGCCGAGGCGGAGAAAAAGCGGAAGCAGCAGGAAGAAGAAGAGTCGCGTAAGAAAGAGGGAGAGACCAGCGGTATACCGGATACATTCAAGAAGGTAGCGGGCATAGATATTCCAGACTTCGGAGCAAGCGATACAGTCACCGCGCCTTACACTCCCAAGCTGGCGGACAAAAGTAAAAAGGAACGCCAGAAAAAGCTATTACATTCAATGCCAGGATTACCCGTTGAGGAATGGGGTAGGCTTGATAAAAAATCACAGTCTGAATTATTGGGTAATTCTTCCTTGCGTGAAACCACAAGGGGAACAGTATACGCGGTTGATAATAAACCAAGTTCTTTATCAAAAGCCCTATCAGGTGAATCATGGATACCTGAATCAATCACAAAAGAGTCTGAAACTACTCAAAAGATAGGCCGGACGCTCGACCCCGTTCTATTTAACATCGGCGGTACTGACATTAAAGCTACTGATATAGCCGGGCTTGGACTATTGGCATACGGCGGTTATCAGGCATTATCAACAGCTATTCCGGCAACCTATAGAGCCGTGGTTCAAGGTGGAGTCGGCAGAGCCTTTGACTCATGGGCGAAATCTGCTGGTAAAACATTCCCCAAAGAAACACGGGATTCATTTGTTAGTGTATTAACTGAAGCCGGTGTCAAGATGAAAGTCCCCGGCTTTTCAAAGAACGCCATACAGTCATGGTTTAAACCGACCAAAGCAGGTGCGTTCGTGGCAACCCCCGAAGCGCAAACTGCTACCGACCAGGCTATGACTTCACTGGTCAAACAGTACGAGCCGATACTGACCAAGTTCACGCAGACCAATACGGCAGTCCCCGGCCAGACACAGACGCTTTCACAGATACTACAGGCTATATCCGGCAAAGTCCCGCAGACAGCGCAGGCGGTACAGGCTGGCCGGATGCAACTGACACCGGAGGGGCAAGCGCCAAAGGCAGAGGGGGGAACATTAAATGCACAGGCAGGGCTTGACGCATACGGTAAAGCTGTTAGCCCTGTTAAGAAAACGAGAGCGAAATCAACCACGCCGAAAGTTCTTACATCCGCTCAACAGACACAGGTTAAGGCGGCAGAGCAGGCAGCCGATATAGAAACTCCCGTACCAGTACAACCACAGCCCGTAGCACCCGCCACGCAAGAGGCAGTAACACCGCCAGCAGTACCACCGGCTCAACCGCCTGCACCGCCACAGCAACCGACACCGATACCGCAACAGCCAACCAAGCCGTTCAAGGGTGTGGTTATCTCGCAGGTTCCAGAACTGGAAATGAGGGTATGGAATCAGACAATACCAGGTAAGGCAGGGAAAATCCTTGAAACACCCGGTATCAAACAGGTAGCGCGGATAATTAATCCTCTCGCAGTCTCCAATGAACCCGGAACAACTTTAAGCGCCATGTCCGGTATGATTGACGACCAGATAACCGGGGGTACTTCTCTGATAATGGCCGACCCTGTACGGCAATTTGAGAAAGCCCGTGCAGCTTTTGTTTTAAAAGATGGACAATCACTGGCGAAAAATATCTCACAGGTTAAACCACTCCCCAACGGCACGCAATCAAATTCTATCCATGACATGATAGAGTATGCGCCATGGTATGACTTTGGCACAGGAACCGTGGGGGATGCCCGCCGTAAAGCGATACAGGCTATACGCGACACCTCCGAGCAAATGAGCCAGATGCTAAAGAATGAAGGTATACTTGTTGATGCTCCACCCGGTGTCCGGTTGCAGCCCGGTCAAATCAGGGCGATGAGGGGTGAGTCCGGCTGGACATTCCTTCACCGCGTAGTCACAGAGATTAAAGAGGAAATGGCTGATACACTAGCCAAGAAACTCCAACAGTCTTTGACAGCAAGTGGTATCAACTTCCCTAAAGCGCAGAATGAAAACAACTATATGTACCTATCTCGATTTGCACAGCAGGTAACAAATGGTCAGATTATGCCTAATGACCAAATAAATACACTCCTTACCGATTACGCCAACATTGCAGATGTGAAGGTCAAAAAGACCACGCTTGACGCTAAACGTTCATGGAAGACTGTGGCAGATGGCATGAAGGCTGGTGTAACCTATGAGGCCGACCCGCTTAAAGAACTGAATAAACAGGTACGGGGTTCTTACGAACTGGTGAAAAAGAAAAGATTGGCCGAGGCCGTGAAGGATTTATTACAGACCACCACGCCATCAGAAAAGGCAATAACCGAACTTGGCTACACGGAAGATACATTCGCCACTTTCAATAAACAATATGACCGTGCGAAGGCTCTTAAAAAGGCTTTAAGCAGAGCAATCAGGGGTGAGCGTTTACCTGCGCCGACACTTTCATCAATCGGTGAATCTTATCCTGATGAAGTAAAAGAACTTAAACGGCTGATTGCTAAGTTCCAGGAAAACCCAATACCGGAGACGGGAGACGAGGTTAAAGCATTAGAGGCACGGATAAACGGTATCATTGACAAAAACGCGCAGACTGCTACGGATTTTAATAAACTCCGTTCTCAATACTCCGAGCGCATGGGTGCGACGGGTACAGTTGAATATGGAAAAGTACCGGGACTACCAGGACTTGGCGGGCGTGTGATAGCCCCGCAAGATAACAAGATGGGGCAGGAGATTGCCGACGAGTTAAGACAGCACTTCGGTTATATGCCTAAGTCTGGTGCTGATAAAGCTCTTGAGGTAACTGGAAAAGTTGGGGCGGTTATGAGAATGTTCCGGCTTGGATTCGACCTTTCAGCTACCACGATTCAGCAGGCCATGTCTTTAGGCTACGACATCAAGAACCTTGTCTCCGCCCGCCCCTCGGCGGTATGGGCGAGGGCAACGGGCGGCGCGGTTAAAGAATTATTCAACAAAGATACTACTCATCTTCAAGACTTCTTGATAAAACACACCGATAGTGTAAAAGACCTCATCGAGCGTGGTGGACTGATAGAAAGTGCAGAGTTTACGGAAGGCGCGGAACCAATCAAGACGCTCATTGAAAAACTACCACGGGGGAGCGAGCCCATTTCTAAGATAGCAGACATCATCAGTAAACATATAGTTGGGCGTTCCGATGCTATCTTTTCCACAGCACGTATAGAGGCGGCGGTGTATATGTATGAGGCGGGTAAAGTGTCGGCTGGAAAAGCTGGCAAGTTGGATGAGTGGGCAAGGGCGGTAAACCGTATGACCGGCGTGCTGTCTACCCGCGCTATGGGTATTTCTCCAGGACAGCGCAGCATTGAAAGCACACTAGGATTTCTTTCTCCCCGGTTTACCCGCGCCAATGCAGGGATATTTGCAGACATCGTAAGAAACCCCCGAAGCTATACAGCTAAACAGGCTCTTGCATCTCTAGCCGCCCTGATAGGCGCTGTAACAGCAATCTACTACGGCGTAAACAAGTCACAGGGTAAAGATGTTACCCTTAACCCTTTTGACCGGAATTATGGAAACGTAGTGATTGGAAATCATACTTACCGTTTCGGCGGCATTATGGCGGATGTAAGGCGATTGATGGCCGTCATTGATTCTCTTGTCTACAACGCTTCAGGAAAACACGCATCTTTATCCGGTAAAGAAGATAACACGCAACCACTAGATAGACTCATCTTCCAGCAGTTTCAAGGTAAGTCCGCCCCTATTACAGGTACGTCGATTGATGTTACCCGGATGATGACAGATAAGAACGCTCGTGATTGGGAGGGGCAACCTTTATCATGGAAAAACATTATCGGTAACTGGCTAACACCTTCATGGACTGACACTTTAATTAATGAGGGTGTAAATGTGGATAGTCTAATGGCAACTAGCGGTGAAATTGTGGGATTAACCACCAATGAAATAGATTTACCTTATGAAATGAGTCTCAAGTGGCGTGACGATTTCAAGGAGTATCTCGCTATCCCTACCGACTCCGATGTGGTGAAAGCCAAGAAACTTGTAAGCCGTGATAAGTACCGCGAGACTAACCCCATAATAGACGCCAAGTTATTTGTCTCCGGCCAGGTATCAACTGTCAAGACCGCCTCCGCAGTCCAGCAGGTACTTAAAATCATCAAGGAAAACGACATCGACCCCGACAGTATCAAGGGTGTGCAGGCGAATAAAGAACAGACCGCCAAGCGTAAAGAGCTTGGATATAAAGATACTGAAATCACCATGACCGACAGGCTGGTGATGCTATTGGAGAGCGATACGGAAAAGACAGAAGCAACACCGGCAACTAAGACGACCACTCCGGCAACTTCCCTTAAATGGGAGATGATAAACACCGACCCGGTAATTGTCAAGGCTCTCAACAAGGTATGGTTCCAAGGCGGGACATTAACACCGGATGAAGAAAAGAAACTTAAAGCACTGTATGAAAAGTACCCGATGGGGCAGACAAGTTTCACAGCATGGTACAAACAGGGCTTGCGCCAATTATTGGACAAATGGATAGCCGAAACGAAGATTAAATAAAACTGTAAAGTTCTGTCAAATAGTGTCAAGAGACCGCCTCAAAAGGGCGGTTTTTTAATTGGAAAAATAAAACAGGAGGACAGGTAAAACAAATGCCAGACGAAATTGCACAGTCTCAAGTAAGCGGGACGGAAGAAGCGCCGGAGTCTGGGGCGGAAGCGCCTCAATCATCCGAGAAGCCCGTAGAAGTCGCGCAACCTGGGGCGGAAGACAACAAGTCTAAGGAAACCCCGACCACCGAAGACAAGAACCCGAAGACCGGCAAGACTTACTCGCAGGCGGATGTGGACAAGCTCATATCGGAGCGCACATCTACTATCCAGAAGCAGGAGGCCGAAGCTAGAAACGCCCTTGCCCGCATGGAAATGGAGCGGCAAATAAGGGAAATGGCCGCACAGGAAGAACAGGCGAGAGCGAAGGACAGGCAGGACGTAGCGAATGGCAACCTGACGGAAGATGAGGCGAATCAGAGGGCAACCGAACGGCAAAAGCTGGCGCAGCTAAAATCGACCACTGCGGAACTTGGCAAGAGAGCGGATGCTATCGGCAAGGTAATGCTGGCAACCGACCTTGCGAAAAAGTATGGCATCGAAGCTGACAAGCTACTGAAGGACGACAGTATCAAAAGCCCGCAAGCCATGATTGAAAAGGCCGCTGATATTGCCCTTGCGGAAAGGGATGCCAAAATACGGCAACTAACCGCCAAGCCGGAAACTTTCGACAAGGGGCCTGGAGAAGCAGGTGCCGCTATCGACGTGTTCAACGGTGAGGTCACTCAAGCCCAGTTAGATGATGACAATTATTGGGCGAAAAATTCAAAAGCCATTCTAAAGGCCCAAAGAGAGGGCAAGCTAAAAGTCAAATAAAGGAGTATATACATGAGCCTTTCAGCAAGAACGCCGACAACGGCAGATACCAATTTATTCATCCCAAAGATATACTCCCGGAGAGTCGAAGAGGCCGCCAAGTCGCAGCTTGTGGCATGGGACGCTATCGACTCATCCTGGGAGAAAGACCTTGTAAAGGGTAATATCCTTTACATCCCTAAGACCAATACCGTATCAGCAACCGAGGTTGTGGTAGGGACAAAAGCCGCTTCCCAGAACCACGCCAATACCACAGGTGTCACTCTCACAATCAACCAGTGGTATGAAGCTCCTATCGACATGGATACCATGACCAAGAGACAAACGCACGTTGATATGGAGGGAGAAGCGGCCACGGAATCCGGCTACGCCATCAAGAAACAAATCGACACCACGGTATGCGCTCTTTTCGCAACATTGAGCGGCAGCTCGATAGTCGGCACGGATGGGCAGACATTGATCGATGACATTCTGCTTGAAATCAAAGAAACGCTGGACGAGGCCGATGTCCCGGACGATGATAAACGCTCCCTGATTATCGACCCCTCGGCGCTGGTGGACATTCTCAAGATAGACAAGTTCATCGCCGCCGAGTACGGCAAGACCGGCGCTGTAGCCAACGGCAAAATAGGCAGAACCCCTATCTATAACTGCATGGTCAGGGTAACAAACAACCTGGCCGCGGCTTCAACCGGCTCCTATGCGGTGATGATGCACAAGAAAGCCATCGCCGGGGCAGCCCAGATACAGAACGCCTGGACTGAAGAGTACAAAGCACTGCACCAGAAACGGTACTGCGCTGAAGCTCTCTGGGGCGTTATCGAACTCAACGACACCTGGGGCGTGTCCTTCTACACCCGCAAAGCCTAAAGGAGAAACGGATGCCACTGTACGACTATAGATGCGAAACCTGCTTAAAGGTCAGGGAAATATTGGCTTATGACAATAACCCGCCGGAGTGCTGTGGGCGTCCTATGAGACGGATTTTCAGCATAGATAAGCAGGTAATCAAGATGGGATACCCGTCATGGGTAGACCGTATGGAGGACATCCATAAAGCCCAAGAGCAAAGGGGTGAACGGTTAAGAATCGTCCATCCCAGCGAAGTCATGTAACCACACGGCAAAGTGAAGCGAATATAGCACATCGTAAAGTCGTAAGCCCGCTCCGGCGAGGCGACTATAAAAAATAAAGGAGAATCAATATGGCTGGATTTCAGCAGTTAAAAGTATTCCGCAACCTGGTATTTACCGGGTTCGCTAACCATGACCGGAATGTTGAGGGTAACTTCAACCCAGACCGGATAATGAAGGAATGGAACTTCAAGGAACTGGCACTCAACGAAACGAACGACTACACCAAGTACGTTGACGACACCAGTGCTGTAGCCCTTGCCAACGGCGGCATCACTTTGACCACGGCGGCAACCGATACCAAGACGTGCAGTTATGGCTTCGGCGGTATTCATGTCCTGGCGGCCAAGAAACCCTACGTTGAGTTTAAGTTTCAGCTTGACGCTATAACCAACGTAGCGATTAATGCCGTCCTCAACGATGCCGCGAGCGAAGGTACAGGGGCTTTACCCTTCCTGATTTCCGGTACGACCATCGCAGACACGGCGACTAACAGCCTTGGCTTTTGCTTTGATACCAACCAGACAACCGCACGATGGTACGCCGTCCAGACTATTGACGGTTCCGATTCAGGACAGTTACTTTCGGCAACACAGGCACCGTTTGCCGCTGCTACAGACCTGACTCTAGGCATTGAGCTGGACACTTCCGGCAACGCCACGTACTTCATCAACGGTAAACAGGTTTGGTACAAGGCATTAGCTACCACCGCCGCTACGCCTCTTGTCCCTTACTTCGGTATTCGCAACAACACAGCAACCTCACACGTCGCCACTGTCCGGTACGTCCGGCTTTGGGAAGACGCCTAACAAATAAACAGTAAATATAAAAAGGAGATTGAAATTCAATGGCTGATTTTTCAAACAACAACAATGTCGCACAGGCGGCACTCGTAACCGCCAACCGTTCCATCGTAACCACCCCCGCTTTCTACCGATGGGTAGCCCAGGGCAAGGTTTTTGAAGCAGGCCAGAGCTTGCAGTCCACCGGCCTTGACTCCCAGGCTGAAACCGCTCTGACCCCGGATGATGTCAAAGCATCCTTCGCCCTTATCGCCCCGACCACCAGCTCAAAACTTATCGTGCCTATCATGTTCAAAGTCATGTTCGAAGGAGACGGCGGCGCTGCTGCCGATTCATGGCTCATCTTTACCCGCGCTGCGGCACAGATGGGAGTTACGCTGGCTATCACCGGCACCGATGTCAACGCCAAAAATTGCACCTATGCCGGAAACCCGATAAAAGGCACCAACGTGGCAACTGTGACCAAAGGCGTTGCAACCACGTTTCTTGTCACCGTATCCGCTCTGGACACCGCCAACGATTGCGTCCTCTACGACATGGATTTGTCGGTTGACGCTTTCTTAACCACAGCCGGAGCGCATGGCATTTCCAAGTCCATCAACTTCCTCAATGATGCCGGTGGTTTTCCGCGTTTCCTGACTGCCGGCGCGGCCATGATTTACTACGTGAATGCCGCTTCCTCTGATGCCGTGTTCCATCCCTATGTCATGTGGGCGGAACTTGACGAGGCCGACGTACTCTAAAGGGAGGTGAGCCATGCCCGCTGATAAAATCGTGCGCTGGTTCCGGGAAGGTCAAGCAGCCGGAATAAAAACGGAAATAGCTGGTACGTATTATGCGGACGCCGACTATATTCCGTTATGGGTAAACCTCACTTGCAGGCGCAGCCCATCCGGTAGTCGTCCGTTGAAGATAGATATAACCAAAGAGTCACCTGGATATACTGTTCAGGAATCTATTTTTGACGACAAACCGGCCTTGAACGACCAGAAACACAAATACTGGACGACCATTCCCGAAGACGTTATCCGCGAGGGTTCTATCTTGAGGTTGAATCTTGACCAAATCGCCAGTGAAGACCCCGGCGAAGACCTTACCGTAGAACTCGGGCTGAAAGAAGTCTAACAACAAAGAGAGGGGGAGGGTTAAAATACTCCCCCTCTCCGAAGGGATTTTATGAGAGATAGGAAACAGATAGAACTGGACCCGAAACCCACGGACATTTTAACTCTTGAAGTCTTGCTTGATATCAGAGATTTATTGAAAGAGGGGGATTCATGCCAACAGCAGAATATACCGAAACAGACCGAAATCTTGACCGCGAAAGAGCCAAGGAAACCAGCGAAAAAATCAAGAAGGAAGTCTCGGAGTTCAAGGAAAACTTCAAATGCGAAAGGTGCGGGAAGTGCTGCGAAGAAGGCGTAGGGGTTGCGCTCTGGCCGCATGAATTTGCCAGGTTAAGGAAGATAGAGAAACACATCTTCCAACATATCACCTTTATTAACAATTGGCATGCCCTGAAATTACCGTGCGTGTTCTATAACCAGAAAAAGCACAAGTGCAGAATCTATGAACAGAGACCGATTGCTTGCCGGATGTATCCCTTGGGAATTTCACCGGATGGCAGTTCCATGCTATCGCAGAATTGTCCGGGGGCAAAGAAGTAATGAAAACACCGATAGTTTCTGTGGTTAAGAAGTTAATCCCACAAGGTGTCATCCTGGAACTGGGCTGCGGGGAACACTCTTCACTGGTAGGCTGTGAGCTTTCTCATAGGACTATTGGACTTGATATTTACCGGCCTTATATCGAGAAACACCTTGCAAATAAAGATTATCTGAACTGCCACGAGATTGATATTACATCGGAAAAGGTGCTTCCGTTTCTGAAGACATACCCCGGAGTGGTACTTATCGACATCCTTGAACACCTGAACATTATAGACGGGGAGATTTTACTTGACCGCCTTGACCGTTACTCCAAGTGTGTTTTGATACTGACACCCAACGGCTATATCAATAACACACCGGATGATGATAACGAATACCAGATGCATCTTTCAGGATGGACGGTAAAGGACTTCAAAAAGCACGGGTATAAAGTCCGCGGCTATAACGGGCTGAAATGCTTACGCGGAGAAAAGGCGGTTCCAGTTATCCCCGGCAAGATAGGCGCTGCGATAGCAATATTATCGCAGGCGATTGCATGGTTTAAACCAAATTGGGCTTTCCATATATTAGCAATTAAAACTCCGAAAGGATAGTTAATGGCCGAGCAATCTTATCACGATGAGGTACTGGTTACAAAGCGCCAATATATCATTGACGAGGTAAAAGCCCCTCTTATGAAAGCGATTATCTCATTCTCGAATAGCTCTAAACTTCGCAAGGTCAGGCTGCTTTTATCTATCATCAGTCTTATATGCAAGTACCCGACTGTAACCCGCCAGAACTCTAAGGGGACAAACGCTAACACTGTCATGGACATAGAGGAGAAGTTCTTTAAGTATGAGAACAACCCCGGACGTGAGCCTTTGTTCCGGGCTTTCTTCAGGGTGTGGAAGAGCGAATTAGCCCACGATGAATATTACGAAGGCCGGGAGGACTGGATAATCGAAGAAATAATAAAGGCTTTACTTGCGGGTAAGTGGATGCCTCGCAGACCTGGACATCCCCGTCCTCGATGGTGGAGAGAGCCACAGCCATACGGCGGACAGCACTCGCTTTTATACAAACTCTGGCTGCACAGGAATGAGATATTAAAAATCATCGGAGGTATTTAAAGATGCCTTACAAAGTGGAAAAAAGAGCAGGACATAAAAACAGCGAGGGCAAACCGGCGCCGTATTGTGTCGTAAACAAGAACACAAAAAGAGTGGTTGCCAGTTCACCTTCAAAGACCGGCGCAGAAAAAGCTATGAAAGCGAGGTACGCAAACGAATAATGACTATGCAGGCGCAATCTGGTATGGATCCAAAGATTACCTACGAAGTGCGCTCCGGCAAGTGTCCGAAGTGCGGGGCACCCTTTGACGACAAAGACCATCCTATGAAATCGGACAGTACCCGGTGGTGTCCCCGCTGCCAGGCTTACAAACTCGGCGAGTTAAAACAAACTGGAATAGTAAAGGGGAGACGATGACATTAAGCGAACAGTACGCAGATGCCCTGAATAACCTGTTGTACTACCTGAAACTGATTAAGACTGATGGTGGCATGATTGACGGGGTTCCCGCCGAATCGTTGTTACAGTTCGCCCGCAGTGAGATTACAGGGCTATCTCAAGGTTTTAAAACCAAAGATGAGTGCTTATTTTGTAATGACTGCTGCATCCTGCCGATGGCAATTGTGCCGGCGCAGGGGCCGGACGGCGGGGTAGCCAGACCTTTACGCTATGCCGTCAAGTATAAGGAACAGCCCTGCTGGTGGTTACGAAAGGCAAAGGATGATTTCAGATGCTCTCTCCATGCCACAGGGGAGAAGCCCTATACCTGTTTTAGTTACCAATGCACATCAAGGGAAGAACTGATGAATATAATACAAAACGCCGGAAAAGGCGATACAGGAGGAAAGTAACATGACAGTACCATGCAACACCGGTTTTACAGAAGCAGCCAAATTTCTCACAGGAGAAGCGGCGGACGTTTTCAAATATGTAGCCGTAGGGAAAGGAACCGGACAAGGGGCGGCGAATACCAAGCTCGCCAGCGAATGTACGGAAACAGGGCTGACAAGGGCGGAGGCTGATACCTGCCACACCACAAAGACGACCATCGACAATGACACGGTGGAGCTGGTTCACACGTTTACAGCGTCAGGGCTCGCCACGTCTGTCACAGTCACGGAGGCGGGTGTATTCAACAACGCCACGATTGATACCGGGGATATGCTGATGGTGGGCGATTTAAGCCCGACAGCAGTAATGGATTCAGACGATACGCTGAAGATTACAGCGCAGAACCAACTTAAAGCCGCCTCGTAACTATCCTTTTTAGGAGATTCCCTTGCTCGAACTTCGCAACTCAAAAACAACTGAATTAGCGCGGGCAAAAGACGGGCGCAGGCGCTTTTCCATTGACAGCTATATCGGGGCGGTACAGATGGTAGACCCTGTATACGGGCTGCAGGACATTAAGCCTGTACTTGTTCGTGACGCTGACGGATGGCATGTTGAAGGCGCGCCATATTATGCCGAGGTCAAGGACAATGGCGACAGGCTTTTCTGCCCTGATAAATACGAGAAGTCGAAATATATCAGACTTCCTAATGTAGCTTTATTTTCCGGCCTGTCAAAGACTCTGGCTACCAGCAAATCCGTGTTGGATAGTGAAATGCTGGCCAACAAAATCGTCATGCCTGCGGAATATGGTTCTCTGACTTTTCAGTTCACTAATACAGGGATGTACCTGCCTATTGAAATGCAGTCGGCGATAAAGGTTGCCGGCAAGAGTATAGACCGCCTGACTCTGGATGTAGACTCCACTTTCGATATCTCAAAATTGATAGCCTCTAAAAGCGGGCTGGGCGTGCTTCCCGGTTTAATCGAAGATGCTAAAGGCGAGTACCGTAAGCTCGAATGGTCATACAAGAACGGCCAGTTGGAACTGGGTTTTGACCTGACCGGATTAGAATTCCCCGTTAAACTCCTGGACGCTATAGACGTCCAGGTTGGCGCTGATGCAGACGACGGAATGGATAATGGCAGTGTCCTGGACGTTGACAACCTGTCTGATTACGTCGGGCAAAGCGCCGGCGGCGTCAATTTCGGTACTTTTCACAGGTTCACAGGTGTCACGATACCGGCAGGTGCTACTATTGACGTGGCATATCTCCAGATATATGCCAAGGCTAATTCCACAGGAACACCCGCAATTAAAATATACGGGGTTGACGAAGATAACGCAGCAGCTCCTACAAATCATACCGAATTTGCAGCCGACCCCCTGACTACCGCCGCCATCGATTGGGACGGAGCATGGACAGGCTCTACATGGATGACCTCTCCCTCTATCGTCAGCATCATCGAAGAAGAGCTTGCCAGTTACACGATATCCGGTGATGCCTTGATGTTCCAGTTGAAAGACGACCAAGCGTCAAACAGCCAGTACCACGAAATGCGGACATGGGGCTACGACGACCACTCGAAGGCGGCTAAGTTCCACGGCGAGTATACGGAAAGTGGGGGCGAGGCTTACGAAAGGACACTCTCTACCGCTATAGGATTATCTGCGACACTAACACGCGGGGCAGGTACTTTTAACAGAACGACCACGACTGCGATTGGGATGTCCTCAACCTTATCCCGCGGAGGTTCTACTTTCTCCCGTTCACTTTCAACCGCTATTGGAATGGATGTATCCTTAGCCAAAGTTAAAGGATTTGAAAGGGCACTCTCTACCGCTATCGGGATGGTGTCCACTTTAACACGCGGAGTAGCAACCTACGGGCGCACACTTACGACATCAATCGGTTTATCCCCAACAATTACTCGTGCGGTAACTAATGCCAGGGCAATATCTACTGCTATAGGCTTAACATCTTCCCTTACCTCCGCTTTATCTACAATCACTGAATACGCCTATACCCTGACTACCGCTATCGGCATGAAAACATCCTTTGTATGGCGGGGGAAGTTCAAACGAAGGGTAGCCCAAGTGGGGGATAACCGTACTATAGCCGAAGCCGGGACAAACCGGACAATAGGAGAGGCGGGGGATAACCGGGACATCGAACCTTGGCAAAGGAGTAACCAAATGGCTATCTATAACAGCACACGGCCGCAGCTCCGGCACGATGTGGCCGACCTCTGCGATGACCTGATAATCGGCACGGTATCAAGTCCCTCTTCCGGCACCTTCGTTTGTGCCTTGACCGATTGGGAAAAGCCGGATGATTATTTTAATAAATATCTTGAGATGTTCTGCTATTCCGGTACAGGAATAGGGACATCCGGGAAACCTACTGATTGGCTTAATACTACCCACACACTCACATTTAAACCCGCTGCCACGCTAACGGCTGGCGACCTTGTTGAAATACACCGGCGCTTTACCGTCAACCAATACAACAGGGCAATCAACCAGGCTATCCAGATGGTAGCCAAGGAAGCCCTGATAGACAAGATAGACACCACGTCAATCACGCTGATTGCGGATACCTACCAGTACACCCTGCCGACTGATTTACTCTATATCTTTTTTCTTGACCTCGAATCCAGCACTGCCGGCGTATATGACGAAGGAAAGCCGATTAACAACGATTACTGGCGGATAGTCCCCGGTGCGACTCCCAAGCTGGAATTTATTAAAAACCGGTATTCACTTACAGCAGGCCGTGACATCAGGATAATAGGGCTGGCTTCTCCCTCTGTGTTGGACTCTGACAGTGAACAATGCCCGATTAACCCCGTCTACATCGCGTATCAGGCGGCGGCACTACTCCACCAGTCCAGGATACGCGGCTCTGATGAAGATACCGAATACCACAGCGAACAAATGAAACTTTGTCAGACTTTAGCGAGTGATATTCGCAGAAGCATCCAGACAAATACTTCCGGGGCTGTGCCGGTCATTGAATATGGGGGTTAGTCATGGGTGAAACGCAACGGTATGTATGGCTCAATGGGGTACAGCTTCCGATAAAAGGGAATGTCACCACGCGGAGGGTGACACCTTTCCCGCAGGCGTTCACCACGACAGCGCCGACAGAGAACGACTATACGCCTACCCGTAAACAGCGTTGGGGCGCACTCAAGAGCGGCATGGGCGTGGAGAAATGGGACGCAGAGCATAACGACAGGTATTGGGACGCTAACGGGGTAGATGCCTCCATGAACATTCAAACGCTGGCGGCTCTCCCTACCACGCTTGGGACATTCGGTGCGCAGCCGGTCAAGATTATAAAGTACCTGGGCTACATCTGGGCGATAGGCAATAACAAAATTTCATACTGGAATCCCGTCACGTCTGCATGGGTATCATCCAAGACTGATTTTGCGAATCCGACTGACGCAATTACCTTCTATGGGACGGTGTAAATTATGGCTAGTTTAACTTTTTATCCTAGTCTTGATGGTAAATTATATCATCATTTGAATCAATCGACATGGGCTTATTTAGTTGCTGCTGCTGGTACTAACGCCAGTTATACTGATAGTCAAACAGGTTTGATGCTGATATATTCAGAATCTACTCAAGATAGATGGAGCGAGTTATATAGGGCTGTATTTCTTTTTGACACATCTTCTATACCTTCTAACGCTGTAATAACCGGCGCAACCTTCTCTATATACGGAACAACAAAATATGATACATTGGGCAGCACCCCCGAAATAAATATTTATTCATCCGACCCAGCTTCTAATACTGAATTAGTCGCAGGGGATTATGATAGTTTGGGGTCAACCGCCTTTTGCGACACTCCAATTACTTATGCTGGATATAGTACAAGTGGTTACAATGATTTCGTATTAAATTCAACAGGTTTGGCAGCCATATCTACAACTGGTATTACAAAACTTGGTATCAGAAATTCTAATTACGATGTAGCGGAGACATCCCCAACTTGGGTTGCCAGTAAACTCAGTGGATTTTATTGTTATTATTCAGAACAAGGAACTGGCTATCAGCCCAAGTTAGTTGTTACATATAATTATGCCAATACTCTCACCACTTCCATGGGTATGTCCCCTACTCTAATACGCGCCACTACTCACTCCCGTTCCCTGACTACCGCTATTGGTTTTACCCCGGTTATCAGGGGCTTGAAGGATTTGGGCGATTGGCTTTGCATCGGTTCTAAAGACTCCGGTTCCATCAAGACCAAAGACGGCGTAACATGGTCAACCTGCTCTAAATATACAGATGGCGGAGCTGCAATCCCCGCTGCCTGGCTGGCGCAATTCGAGAACAGGCTTTGTACTCTCAATATTGATGATACCGGCTTTTCATACTCTGCTGTAAACGCTCTTAATGGAGAATGGACGGATAAAGCAAACCTTCCTAACCTCTCCCAGGATTTTAAAGGAATGTTTGTTGGCCGTGACGCTTCCGATAATCCTACCCTGTATTTTCTTACCACCAAAGGCATGTACTATCTGGATGTGTTCACCAACTTTGTTTTCGGTCCAACCGAGGCGGCATGGGAAGAAGACGACACGGCGGGCAAGAAGGGGCTGTACTGGAAGGGAGATAACTACGTAGCAGTCGGCAAGGGCATACTCAAGATAAGCGGCGGCGTGGCTACCCCCATCGGCCCCGACATGGATGATGGCCTGCCTGAAGACTTGCAAGGCACGATTACCGATATGCTGGGCGTGGGCTTCTGGTTGGTTATCGCCGTAGACGGCGGGGCTTCCAAGAAGTCTTGTATCCTCAAGCGGTACATCACGGGCGACCACTGGCACCCGGTTTATGTGGGTTCGACCAATACCCCGATTGCTACTATATTCTGGGATAGCGGTACGCTGTATTTTGGAGAGGGTACGAACGTCAGGAGCCTGCCCCTGACTAACGTGATGTCCAACGCCAAGTATCTCTCCGGCGACAGGATAGCGTCCGGCGACATCATTTATCCGCGCTTTTATTCAGAGTTCGAGGCCATGCCGAAGATAGCACACAAGGTCAGGGCGGTTACTAGGGATTGTACCGCCGATGAGAAAGTAACCATCTATTACCGGATTGACGAGGCAACTGATTGGACAACACTTGGCTCTTTCATTACTTCGCCACGGCCAACAGCTTTGAGCTTCCCGGCCTCCGGTGATTCAGTGGGCGTGACTTTTGAAAGCATCCAGCTTAAAGCGCACTACGAGCGCGGGGATACTACCACCAACAGCCCCAAGATTGAAAGCCTGACCCTTGAATACCGCGTTACCCCGCCGGTACTATGGGGATTCGATTTCAATGTGCTGGCAGTAACCAGGGACGATGTAGATGGGCAAACGATAATTAACGCGCTAAGAACGGCGATGTCTACCGGCACGTTGGTGAGCTTCTACCCAACAGGCGATAAGAACGATACTGAGTACTTCGTAGAGTTCACCGCCATGCCCAGCGCAGAGAAGGGTACGGAGTTCGGACAAGAGGGTATATTTCGCGTAAGCGTTCAGGAAGTAATAGACTAAAAGGGTTATCCGACTGGTCGAATAGATTTTAAAAAAAGGAGCTTATGATAATGGCCGAGATTGAAATAGGGCAAATGTCTGACCATGATTTATTAGTGGTGGCTGTAACAAAAATAAACGGGCTGGATATTAAGATATCGGAATTTTGTTCTAAAGTTGAGTCACAAGGCCACGACCTTGAAATATTACAGGCTGAACACAGATTGAGAACACAGCAAGCGGATTGTTCAGCCCCAAAACCAACAAGTAAAAAAACGATATCTATTACTGCCGGTATCGGTAGTATCATCGGCGCTGCTGTGATTGCCATTGTTGACCATTTTATAAGTAGAGGTTAATTATGTGCCTAGATATTCTGCTTAAACTATTTCAAAAGCCATCCTATCAGTTGCCTTATCTGCCTATTAAGGCCGACTATTCGCAGACAGTGGCAACCGTATATCTGGACAGCGTGTTTAATGATTGGTTTAATAAGTATTTCGTTCCTGCTGACAATTATAACTACTGGCGCAACATCATTCATATAGAAGTCTTTGACGAGTGGGCGCAGTGGGTTTATGACAAATTCCCCGGGCAGGAAGTATTTTTAAATCTGGCTACCGCCCTGACTTATAACGATACTGACGGCAGACATCTTTTAGTCAAAGCCCCTTTCCTGAACATCGGCGTACTGGCACATGAACAGGCTCACAACTCTTACGCCCTTTTGAGTACCGATGATAAGAACGGGTTTGCAAGGGATTACGTATCTTATTATGAAACAGACGAAGCTATCAAGTACCTGTATAAAAACAAGATAGTTACCACCTATGACCCCGTTGAAATCCATGCTGAAATTTACAGGTATCTTGGTAAGTATATGCCTGAAGGATTACGGAAATATTTTCCTAAGTTAATGTGAGGTAACATGAGAAAGTTTATACCTTATATCGTGACCATAGTATTGTGCCTGATATGCGCCGTCGCCGTATTCGCGGTACAGTTCGGCTCATTCGGGTGTGACTGCACAATTACTCCGGTTAATAAAGAGGTCAAGCTGTATACCAATTCGGCGTGTACAGAGACCTTTACCCCACCTATCCACTACGGGGAAGTATCGCAGGGGCAGGTGGTTACTTTTGATTTATATTGCCGGAATGAATCCCTGGTAGAAACAGACCTTGATTTTATCGTCACGGCGCCTGCTGGAATTATAATCTCATGGTCACCTTCGGGGCTGCCTAAACTCTTGCAGCCAAACGAAGTCTATAAAATTACCATGATTACCACCATAAGTTTAACAGCGCCTTTGGGTTACCAGTCGTGGAATATAACATATACGGATTAGGAGGAAAAATATGGATTACGTAAATCAGTATCTTGCCCTGATAGACGGCTACAAAATCATCACCATTCTGGCCTTGTTCGCAGTGGATTTTATCCTTGGTATCGTGGTGGCTATCAAGGAAAAAACCTTTCAGCTTTCCAAGATAGCGAACTTCCTCAACACCAGCGTCCTTTATTTTCTTGGCGGATACCTGCTGCTGGGAGTGGCCGCAGTGGCAGAACCTTCCATTGGTAACGCACTGGTGGTCGGCTCATTTGCCTTGCTGGATGCTACGATGATTGGGTTTATCCTGGCAAAATGTAAGAAGCTCGGATTGAGCAACTTGCCTGACAAGCTGACCTGATGGCGGAATAGCCAAACAATATATAGATTATTAACCCCCGCTCTCTAACCAGGGCGGGGGCTTTATTCATTTAAAAAGGCACTACGTTTAACCTAGCAAATTCTCCGATGTTCCAGCTTCTTTTGAATCGGGTTTTTGCGGTTGATCCAGCGGTTGGGATGCCTTATCCAATAGGCTCTCAAATTCCACTTCTGTAAGTGGATTCTCTGGTTTTTGTTTCTTTTTCATTAACCCCTCCATTCGTTATACGGTATTTTACTAACCCATGCCTGTCTAAACCAATAATGCATAAAGCGTTTCATTTCGTATTCAGTCCACGTATTTTCTAGATAACTGTCCTTTATTAACGCCTTATCACCCCGTATTGGCTGGTATCTCATAGGGCTGTTTTTTGCCAATCCCATGTCTTTGAGTGTCTGCATCCTATATAAGGCATCCTCTGGCGTATCATGGTAGCCGACAAGAACATAGACTCTAAGTTTGCTTTTGGGAATACCTGATTTAAGGCATAAATTAATAGCATCTATAACATGGTTTTCCTCATTGATGTTATCCCAAGCAAAACGTACTAATTTAAGGTCTAGCTCACGCAATCGGTCTACATGATATTGATTGATTACTCTGCAATCTAAACCTTGATTTGTATCAACGCCATGGACTGGTTTTAGAGTATCTATCATATAATCAAAATGCTTTCTCGGTAATGCAAGTGGGTTATTATCACAAACGATCGGAAGGGGTTTCCCTTTGGCTGGTTTCAAATCACCCTCAGTAATGGGTACAGCACAAAAGCTACAGGCATTTATACAACCTGTAGAAAACCTTGTAGCTTGGTCATTATGTTTTGATAATGCGTCTAGTTTCATACCATTTACATTCGCCACGCCTTTGAGATAATCAGGGAATAGAGAGACAGCAACCCCTCCGGCATAAACATCGTAACCTTGTTGTTTATACCATACGCAACGTGACCAAGCCTCTGGTAATTGCCAAGTAAAAACCACTGACAGGAAAGCCTTTTTACCTTCCGTCCACTCTAATATTTTCTTTGTCCATGTTCCCATTTTATTCCAGCCTCCTACGTGATGTCAAGGGATACTTACCACGTATCATTACATGCCATTTCCATTGATTTAGGAATTCAAAATCATCATCGTCAACCAATGCTACGTACCCTTTTGTTAACAAAATCTCTTTCATATTTTTCTTTTTCTCCGTTCTATATTCCAGTATGGGCTTTTGCACTTGGGGCATACATTAGGAATTACAGGTTTACGCGCAGGCCATTCATGAGAGCATCGTTTGCACTTATATATTTTAATCATATTATTAGTATATTACTATTAATAATATATGTCAATTAAAAACAATAGGCATAAAGTCTTAGTACTAAATGCTTATAAATAAATGTGCACTTTTGGTCAAAAAAGTATTGACAATGTTTAAAAATAGGTTTATTATAGGTAAAGTTAATGTGTGCACAGGGGTAGGTGAGGACATGAACGTAACGATACCAAAGGGAATCAGGATTAGCAAACAGGATAACGACCTTATTGAAAAGAGAGCCAGTAAAAAAGGCTGGTCATTCAATCAATGGGTGAACCGAGCTATCCAGCAGGCTTTGAGACGCCGATAAATCAAAATCCTGGCACTTAGGGAGGTAAAGACATGGAAATGGTCACAGTGGACTTGGCAAGGTGTTATTTCTGCAACCACGAGGGCGAGTACCGCAAGGATATCATCGACATCGACCATGTTGATATTACGGGGCGTGACACCATCGTCTGCGCCTGCCGTGATTTTGGTGCCTGCCTGAACAGGGTAAAAGGGGTGGTATAGATGAGAGCAAATAGAACCTACCGTAAAATGTACCGCCCTTTATGGGTAACCGATAATCGGAGTATTTTGTCGCCTATTGTACAACTGCCTTTTATTCTGGTAAAGGGTAAGTTTAATTTCGCAGAATGGATTGAAATAGTGAGGTGCTAGATGCCGACATATATCTGCCCCGTCTGCAAAAGCCGGGTAACTCTTGAGAGAACCGCCAAATACCCGCTCTGTCCCCAGTGCGATAACGAACTGGAAGAAGAAAAACCGGAGGCTGAACAAGATGGTCAGTAAACAAGTAACGGTGAACATAGAGGCCATTTTGCAGCAGGCGGAAGATGAAACCCTGCGCAAGATAGCCCGCTTCATCGCTGAAGACCTGAAGGACCTACCCGGCTCACCGACAACTTTAGCCGTGGACAAGTTCGCAGAGCAGGAAGGTTTTTCCGTGAACTTCATCCTGGAACACCGAGACGAGTTTTGCGTCCAGAAGATAGGCGGGCGGGTGTTCGTGAACATGGTTGCATGGCGGGAACACCTTAAAAACGAGAGGGAGGATTAGTTAAATGCAACGGGGGTATTTTGGTATCGGAATTGTAAACGGTAAATTTGATGCTAACAACGGGCAATTAATGCGTTCTGGTATGTGCTTTGGGGCAGATTTTCTATTCACAGTAGGGCATCGTTTTAAGCATCAAGCTACGGATACCACAAGGGCGGAAAGACATATCCCTGTATTTGAGTTTGTAGACATTGAAGATATGCTGTATCATCGTCCGCTTGGATGCACACCCGTTTGCATTGAATTAAAACCCTACTCGCAGGAATTAAAAATCTTCACCCATCCCGAACGAGCTATGTACATTCTCGGGCAAGAGGATGGCGATTTACCGGACAGCCTTTGTAGCATCTTCCCAACTCTCCAAATACCAACG